CTTTTGGCCTCGGGCGGTACCGGGATGACGCACGGCCACCCGGCCTCGGCGTAGGCCAGCACGGCGTCCGCGAAAGGTCGCTCACTCACCGTATATTCTCCTGTCAGCTTCCGTGACGATCCGGCCGATGTGCTCCGCGACGGCGGGCACAACGGCGTTTCCGAGTCCGCGCCGTCTGTCCATCCGATGGGGAAGCCCATCAGCCATTCGAGAAAAAGGGGGCTCGGCTGGCCACCCAACACTGTCGCCAGCGTGGGTGAACGCGACCCGCGCGGCCTGCTCCCACGTGTCTTCCTGGCGTAGTCCGGGCCGCCCCCCGATGCGGTTGGTGTAGGCCAGAGTGAACAGGCGCTCACGTGCGTGTGGGGCGCCCACCTCACAAGCTCGGACAGTGCCGGGGGTGGCGGTGTATCCGAGCCGTTCGAGATCTCGGAGCACGAAACGAAGCCCTCGGGTCCTGTGTCCACCGACGTTCTCCCCTATCACCCAGCGCGGTCGCAGTGCGTGCACGATGCGGGCCATCTCGGGCCACAGCCACCGCGCGTCCTCGATCGAGAGCCCCCGGCCGGCCGCGCTCTCGGGCTGACACGGGTACCCGCCTGCCACCACGTCCACGCGGGGTCGGTCCTCGTTCAGCCACCACGCCAGCGCGGTGCGCACGTCGTCGTGGCGGGGCACGCCGGGCCAGTGCCGCTCCAGCACCGTGCGGCACCACGGATCGATCTCGACCTGTCCCACCACGTGCAGGCCGGCGCGTTCCAGCCCGAGCGACAGGCCGCCGATACCGGCGAACAGCTCCAGCACGTTCACCCGGCCTCGGCGTAGGCCAGCACGGCGTCCGCGAAAGGTCGATCATTCATTGCAAGTCCCCCTTGTATGTTGACAAGCACATGCTAGTACAGTCATGCTGAATGTCCGGCCGGGGGAACCTCCGGGTAGAGGTACCCGCCCCCGGCCGGTTCGATCTGTCTAGAGGTTGCATCCCTCACCGCACGGCCGATCTACAGGCCGGCGCCCCCACACACACCGACCAGCGGGTACGCCAGCCGCCAGCGCCGCCGCGGTGAGCCGGTCGATCTCGGTCACCGCGGTGGCTGCGGGGCTGTAGGTGCGGAGCATGGCCAGCTCATCGGGCTTGGCGAACGCGCCGCACAGGCATTCCCCCGACATCCCGATGTCGCCGGCCACCTCGTTGGTCGGGCAGTCCGGGAACCGCTGGCGATAGGTGTTCAAGTCCAGCGCATGCCACCCGCGGAGCGGCGATACCCACACGATTGATTTCCGGCGTTCCCACGCTGGGATGCGGCGCCCCTCACGTCGAGCCGATTCCGTGAAACGCCGACCACCCACGAACAGCACACGCTGACGGTAGGGATTCGGACATAGCTCCTTGTTGATCTGCTCGAAGGCGCTCCCCTTGATCCGGGCGTACACCCGATCATGCGCACCTGGCCCCGGGAAACCGTGCTCTAGTACGTAATCTTCATAGCGCCGACCGGGCAACGGGGTCCGCTCCAGCAGGGGCACTCCCCAATCGGCGCACGCCTTACGCACGAATTCTCGGGTGGCCTCGATTCCGATGCCGGTATTGGCGTGTCCGAAGTAGTCGGTGCGCGTCCGCATGATGTGAGCGAGCACCGTGCTGTCATTGCCGCCGCTGAACATCGTGACGGTGCCGGCCAGGGTACGACCACGCCCGCGCCCGTCCCGGTGCTCGGTGATGCCGCGTCGGATGGCGTGCGCGATGATCTTGTCTACGCTGGCCAGCAGCGTGTCCAGCCGGCGCTCACGCGCGCCGCGGTCCGTGTAGTCGATCATCCGGTGCGCCGACTCAGCGGGTCGGGCGCACCGCAGTACCGGGTGGCGGCGTGCAGCGCGTGCCGCGCGGCGTCGCGGGCGTGGCCCATGCCCTCGGTGGCGGTGAGCAGCCCGGCCGCCGCCAGCCGGGTGTTGGTGGCCCAATTCTTCACGCGGGCCGCGGTGTGGCAGTGCATCACCACACCGGCCATGCACGCCAGGTTGTCCAGCTCGGTGATCAGGCTGCGGGTGACGGCGCCGGCCTGCGGGGTGGCCGAGCGGCCGGCCCGGCCGTTGACCACGAAGGGCTCCACCGCCAGCAGCACCCGGCAGTCCTCGCCCCGCAGGGCGCGCACGGCCAGGGCGTGCACGATGAACAGCGTGCTGAGCGCGTCGCACTGGATGACCCGCAGGGGGTCTATCAAGACGCCGCGGTCAGCCCACATGGCCACGATGCCGGTGGTGGGGCCGGGGTCCACCCCGATGATCAGGTATTTGATGTCGGGCACGTCGGGCTCCTAGGTCAGTGCGGGCACCGCTGCCCGGCGGGTGCCGCCGAACAGCGTCTCTACGATGGCGGGGTCTTGTAGCAGGTCGGCCAGTTGCCCGGCCTTGCCGCGCAGCACGGCGGGCACTTTGGTATCCACGGTGTTGCGGGCGCGGATGTCGATGATCTCGGTACCGCGGGCGGTGCTGGAGCCGATGCCTTCGGCCCGGTCCTCCGACTGCATGGACTCCACCAGTGACCACGGCCGGCGCAGGAACACCAGCGTGCCGGCCGCGGTGAGCGTCAGCCCGGTGCCGCCCGCGCCGGTGGTGCAGCTCAGCAGGTCCAGCTCACCACGCTGGAAGGCATCCACCGTGGCGGTGCGGGCGCGCATGGTCTGGCCGCCGATGATGTAGCCCACCCGGTGCCCGGCCTTGGTGGCGGCCTCGCCGGCCATGACGGCCAGCCGCCGGTTGGGGGTGTAGGACAGCGTGGGATCGCCCGGCCGCTCGGCCAGCACCTCCAGCAGTGCGTCCACCTTCCAGCTCGGCAGCCGCGGGGTCACGATCTGCCGGTACGTCCGGCCTTCCTCGGTGTCCTCGGTCACGTCGGTCACCTCGCACGCGGAGTCCGCGAGCTGGCCCAGCCGGGTGAGCTGGGTCAACACGTCCATCACGGTCATCTCCACGTACTCGCCGTCCTCGTTGCGCATCCCGGCGATCATGCGTTCGGCCATGGCGTCGTAGGCCTTGCGGTGCTCGGGGGGAAGGTCCACGGTGCGGGTGCTGTAGGTCTTGTCCGGCCAGTCGCCCACCTGGGCGCGCACGGTGCGCCGCACCTGACCGAGCACGGCACTGCGGTACTCCGGTTCCCGGTGCCGGGCCAGCCCCAGCACCTCGCCCGAGCCGTAGTCGGCGGGGATCACCGCGGTGTACCGGTTCACCCACCGTTCCCGCGACGGCCAGGCGCCGGGCGCGACGGCCACCAGCATGGGCCACAGGTCGGGCGGGTTGTGGGTGATCGGGGTACCGGACAGGCCGACCACGGTAGCCGCAGCCTTGGCGAGCCGCCGCACCGCCACCGAGCGGGCGGCGTGCGGGTTCTTGATGTAGTGGCACTCATCGATCACCACCGCGGGGGCGCCGAGCGCCCGCAGCGGCGCCTGGCCGCCGCGGGCGCTGTAGTGGCCGCCCGGCGCGTCCCGGGTACAGGTGTCGTATGAGGTGACGTAGATGTCGGCGGTGCCGGCCAGGGCGCGGCGTTCCTTGGGGCTGCCCCGCCACGCCACGGTGCGCCAGCGCGGCGCCCAGGTGCGGAAGTGGTCAACCCACGGGTCCACCACGCCGGCCGGCGCCACCACGATGGCAGGCAGCACCGGCGTGCGGGTGTGTCTGCGGAGCAGCCCGAGCACGGCGCTGGCGGTCTTGCCGGTGCGGGGCTCGTCGGTGATGATCAGCCGGCCCACGGCCTCGATGGCCAGCGCGTTGCGGATCTGGTGCTCCTTGGGCTCAAGCCCGGCGGGCAGATCGAGCGCCAGGGGGCCGTCCAGCGGGGCCATCCGCGCGGTGATCTGCTCCGCGATCCAGACGAGCAGCCGCGGGCCGGGCGCCCAGGACGGCCCGAATTCGCAGGCGAGCTGCACCACGGCCGGCCAGGACAGCGGGCACGACAGCGCGCCGGCCGGCGTGGTGGGCACGAAGTTCGGGGTCAGCAGCTCCAGCCGCTTGGCCGCCGTCAGCACCTCGTGCCGGTCGCCGGTGCCGATCAGCACGATCTGCTGGCCGTCGGCGCTCACCTCGCCGTGCAGCCCCAAGGGCAGGGTCACGGCGCGCCCGCAAGCAATACCGCGGCGTACACCCCAGCGCCCAACACGATCACCAGCATGCACAGGGCGAACAACCAGCCATCGAAGTCCCACGGTCTACGCAGCACAGCAGGTACCCACTTTCTCGATCGAGGGGCCGCGCCCGGCCGCCGTGCTGGCCGGCCGGGCGCGGTGGTGGTCAACCCGCGGCGGGCTGCTGGCCGGACAGGCGCTGGAGCAGGGCGAGCTGGTCAGCGTCCATGGGGGGGAGCCCGGCAGGCTGCTGCGGTGCCGCGGGGGCCGGGGGCACCGGCGGTTGCGGCGCCTGGGCGTACTGCGGGGCGCTCTGCTGGGTAGGGGCGGGGGGCATGAACGCGGGGGCCGCGGGCTGGGCAGGGGCGGGTGGGTAGTTGGCAGGGGGCTGCTGGGCAGGAGGCAGAGGGGCAGCCGGGGGCTGCGGCGGTGTGTACTGCTGCGACGCGGCGGGCTGCTTGCCGGCCGGGGTGTAGATCACCCGCACCATCTTGGCGGGGTTCATGCCGGGGCCGGACTGGCGGGTGTGGGTGAACGTCACGTCCACAACCGCCCCGCCCTTGGGCGCGCCGGATTCGCCGTGCTCGCCCATGGCCCGGGCCAGCTCGTCGCGGGCCTGGCCCTTGACGTACCACTGCGCCAGGCCGTCCGGCCGTTCGGGGCTGGGCTGGAGCTGGAGCGGTACCCGCATGACGAACTTGGGCCGGCCGTCCCGGTAGAACTGCGGCCGGCTCTGCGTGTCGGTCTGCTGCTCCACGTCACCATCGGTGACGTCACGCACCACCACGCCGACGAACCGGTCACCGGGCTGCTGGAGCGTGATGGCCTTGCCGCCGCCGGTGCTGGGCTGCTGGTAGAACGCGTCCAGCGAGCCGTTGGCCAGCGGCGGCGCGGGCGGGGGCGCCGGGTATCCGGCCGGCGCGTACTGCTGCGGCGCGTAGGGCATCGGCGGGGCCGCGTACTGCGGCGGCTGCGCGTAGGCCTGCGGCGCCGGGGCGGGCTGCTGGTACTGAGCAGGTGCGGGTGGTGTGTAGGCCGCGGGCGCGGCGGGTGGCAGCACCCACTGGCCCGTTGCGGGGTCGATGTACGGCTGTGTCATTGCGGTGTGCTCCTTGCGGTCGGTCAGTGCACGGGACAGGTGGCCCGCCGGACGGCGGGGGTGGTTCAGCCCGCACCGGCGGTGCCCGGGCATCCGGGTCCGCCGTCGCGGGCGCTCTGTGGGCGGTACAGCGGGCAGAAGTAGCACGTGTCGGGGTCTGGTCTCGCCGGTACCTGGGTGATGGACAGTACGCCGCCGCGCACCTGCTCGGCCACGGCGGCGCGCAGCCGGGTGCGCACCAGCACCTCGTCCACGATGCGATCGTCCTCCGCGGTGTAGGGACGCTCCCACACGTACAGCCCGTCCAGGCTGGAGCCGGTGCGCGGCCACACGGCCAGCGCCACCCGATCCACCGGCAGGCCGAGCCGCCGGTACCCGCGCCCGTACAGCAGGATCTGGACGAGGTAGTGCACGGCCGGGCCGGACGGGGCGCGTACCTTCGCGGCGCTGGCGTCGGAAAGGAACTTGTGGTCTACCAGGGCGCGCCAAGTGGCGTCATACAGGTCCGCGGTGCCGGTCAGGCCGGGCGCCGGCTCCACGCGCTGCTCGGGCACCCACCGCAGCCCGTGCCGGGCGTTGTCCGCGCTGAACGCGTCCGCCAGCCAGGCGTGCCCGGCGGTGCCCATGATGGACGGCCAGGGATCGGTAACGTGGTTGGTGGTGGGCAGGCCGGCCATCTTGCCGACCACCTGCCGGTCGCATTCGTGGCCGATCTCGGACGGCCCGAGCGCCACCTGGAGGGTGCGCGGCGCCCGCGCGGCGTGCTCGACCACCACCCGCCGCAGCTCGCCCGCGTACCGTGACGCCCAGGCGCTGGAGCCGTTGAGCGGGCTGGCCGCCGCCGAGCCCATGAACTCCGCGACGGTGGTCACTCGACGGCCCGGCGTGTGATGCAGCAGGACGCGGCTGTCTTGGCCCGTGGCGTGACCAGCTCGGCCAGGAGATCGGCCCACCCGTGAAGCTCGTCCGCGGTCCGGCACGCGCCCGGCAGCCCACGTCCGCCCGGCGCCATCTCCTCCGCTGCCGCGTGCATCTCCTGGGCGAACCGCCGCACGTGCTTACGGTCGATTTTCTTCGCGCTCACGACGCCGCCGCCTCGGCGGCGCGCCGCGCGGCCAGCAGCTCGGCCATGCCGTGCGGGTAGGTGACCTGGACGGCGCCGGCCGCGATGGCTGCCTGGCGCCGGGTGTCGGTCACGTCGAAGTGGTACCGGCGGGTGTCCCAGGCCTGCCGCCATTCCGGCCGCAGACCGATGCGCTGGGCGAAGGCCAGCAACTCCTCGCGGGTGTCGGCGGTCAGGTGCGACCACCGCGCGGTGGTGCGGCCCACGGTGGCGGCCCGGCGCATGTTGTCCACGTAGACGGTCACGATGCCGCCGTCCTGGCCACCGCGCGGCGCACCTTGTCGTAGAGCTGGTACCCGACGCCCAGCCGGTCCATGGTGTCGCGCGCCGGCTCGCCGCGGGCGATGGCCTGCTCGATGGCGATCCGCAGCGCGGCCGTTGGCTGCACCGGGTTGGGCCGGGGGGTGCCCTTGGTGGTCATCCCTCCACCGCCCTGAGCACCCAGGTGGTGGACTGCCGGGCGTACGCGGCGTACACCTCGGGGTGGCCGGTCTTGAGCTTGGCGGTGTCCAGCCGCCAGGAGGTTTGCGGCGCCATCCGCAGGGGCTTGGGCAGCGCGGGGTGGTAGAGCACGCTCGGGCCGTCCGGGTGCAGCAGCGCCAGCTCGGCCTTGATCGCGTCGGTCACCTCGGCCTCGCGCGTCTCGGCCTCCACCCGCGCGGCCTTGACCACTGGGTGCAGCGTGGCGAGCTGATCGAGCCTGGAGCCGGGCGCGGGCCGGACCGGAACTGGCGCGCCGGGGGCGCTCATGCCGTCACCGGGTGGGTGCGCCGGTACTCCGCGCGCCCCCGCTGCCGGGCCACCGCGGCGTTGCTCGGCCAACCCAGCCCGGGCGGCGTCGTCCACAGCGGGCCGGACGGGACCGGCGCGGGTGGCGTGGTGTCCACGGGCTTGGGCAACCGCTCGAGCAGCGCGCGGGTCACCAGCGGGTGCTGCTCGCGGGCGTGGTGCCGGCCGGTACCGGCGTCGCCGTCGCGCACCAGGGCCACGGCCAGGGCGAGTGCGGCCAGCGCCGCCAACCACTGCGTCATGACGCCAGCCCGACACCGAGCAGGACGCACAACGCCAGCACAGCGGCGAGGCCGGCCAATTCGAGTACGGCCTTGATCATCGGGCGTTCTCCTTGACTGGGATCATCAGGTCGCTGAGCTTGACGCGCAGCGCCTTGGCGATGGCGGCGGCCAGGGCTTCGCTCGGCTGCCACTGGCCGGACTCGATGCCGGATAGGTGCTGGTGCGAGCAGCCCACCTCTCGGGCCAGGGCGGCGCCGGACAGGCCGGCCGCGCGGCGGTGCCACCGCTGGGCGGTTCCGTCGTACCAGGGGTCTTGTGCCATGGGCGCAGCCTACGGGGGGCCGGATCGCACTGTCAAACACTTGTGTGTCACTTGCACCCTGGGCGGGGGTGCCGTAGCGTGCTTGCTATGGACAACACCACCGCCACCGAGATCACCGTGTGCGACTCCTGCGGCGCGGACTACCCCGAAGCCGAGTCCGAGAGCAACGAGTGCGCCAACTCCGAGCGGTACTGCCCGGACTGCCGGCGCGTGCACCTGCTGTTCTGCGGCGTGTGCACCTCATGACTAGCTGGCCGAATTGCAACACGTGCAGCGACCGCGGTAAGCCCGGCGGGTGCCCTGATTGCGGCCTCGGCCCGCCCACCAAGAAGGACGAATACAAGCCCCACGGCAAGGGCGGCCCGAAGAAGAAGGACAAGAAGCGGGGCCGGTAATTCCACTTGCACCCACTTGCGCCTACCTGCTAGGGTCATCCCATGACACAGACCAGCGCCCCCGCCGCCCGCGTCCCGTCCCAGGCCGTCCAGGCCGCCGCCGCCAAGCTCCTGCTGACCGGCGCGGTCACCGTCGTGGCCGTGTCCGGCAGCCGCGCCACCGCGAGCAGCCGGACCGAGGCCGCGGTGACCAGCGGCGCCAACCTGTACCGCGTGACCGAGACGGCCGGTGTCTGGTACTGCACGTGCCCGGCCTACACCGCGCAGTGCAAGCACATCGTGGCCGTCCAGGCCGTCCGCTAACGATCAAGGGAGATCGCGCCATGCCCGTTACCCTGCCGATTGGTGACGTCGTGAAGTGCTCGCAGTGCGGGGGGCAGACGCGTTCGCTCTCCCGCGGCTGCTCGGCGTGCGGCTTCAACGGCCAGGCCGTCGAGGTGGCCACCCCCACCGCCGTGTCCGATGACTTCGACGCGCACATCGTGGCGCTGGAGGCCGAGCTGAACGTACATGCCGCGCCGCTCGGCGGTGCGTCGTGCTGACCACCTGGCTGATCCTGGCCGCGTTGTCGGCCACCACCGCGCTGGCGGTGGTGGCCACCGCGCACGTGCGCCGCATCGGCCGGCGCCGCGCCGCGCTCGCCCCGGTGGCCACGCAGACCGAGCGCCTGGCCGGGCGGGTGCTGCGGCACTCCACGGGGGCGGCCGGTGCGCTGCTGGTCACCACCGACCGGACGGGCGCGCTGACCGTGCGCGAGGTGCACGCCGCCGACCTGGCCTGGCTGGAGATCCGGGTCACCCAGCGGGACACCCGGCCGCGACCACCCACAGCGCCGGCCACGCGCTCGGGCTGGCGGCTCGACCCCGCGGTGTTCTGTCCGCTGTGTGGCGACCCTTGGGAGGGGCACGCGTCGGGCACTGTGATGTGCCAGGCTCGACCACCGCGCCGCGTCACGTTGTCCGAGCAGATCGCGCGCGCTGAAACGGAGTTCCTGACCGGCCAGCGCCCCCCGCCCATGGACACCTACTGGCTGACCACCGAGAAGATCGGCCGGATGGACGCGCGGTGCCCTGCGGGGTGCGGGTGCGCGGGCATCTTGATGCACCGCGCCTGCAATGACCTGGCGCACCATGACCCGCACCGGCACACGTCGGAGTCCCTACAGGCGCTGTGGTGCGACGGCCAGCCGCGCACCGCCGCCCAGCTCATCGAACGCGAGATGCGCGAGTGGACCCCGGGGGAGCAGCCGTGAGCACCCTGCCCACCCTGCCGTGCGCGCCCGGCGAGCTGCACCCCGCGTACGAGCCGTGGCGGGCTACGGTGACCGAGTGGCTGGATTACCCGGCGCGCCAGTCGTACCTGAGCATCCACATGACAGTGCCGAGCACCCTGGCCGGGCAGACGGACCCCACCCACGTCCCCGACGTGCGCCGACACCTGCTGGCGCGCCGGGTGGCCTGGGGCAAGGCGCCCTACGTCGGCCGGGCGTTCGTCTACGTGTGGGATGTCGGCGTAGATGAGCTGGGCCGGATGGTTGGCGGCGAGGCCACGCTGGAGTACAGCGAGAACGAGTGGCAGGCCTACATCCGGGAGACGGGCTGGCCCGGGTGCGTCCGGTGAACCGCTACGACATCATGGGCGCGCTGGCCGTGGTGCTGCTGCTGGCCTCGGCCGCGGGCGCCGTCGCGGTGGGGCTGTGGTGGGCGCGCCGGGACGTGCAGGCCGAGGTGGCCACCGGAGCGCCTGAGCGCCCGGCACGGCGCGCACCGGCCCGCACGGCCCCGCGGAGCACCCGGGGGCAGGCCATCGTGGAACGCATCGACTTCACGCTGTGGGAGTCGGAGATCAAGGAGGAGCACCATGGGTAAGGCCAGGCAGAATGATCACTCCGAGAACAAGCACGTCCGCGCCAAGGGCATGACGAAGGAGCAGGCCAAGGAGCTGGCGCGGCTCCAGGGTCTGGCCGCCAAGGAGCGCGCCGCCAACGCGGTGGCCGGCGACGGGTCCACCGGTGACGACATCGGCCGGGTGGGGGACGCGCCGTGAACCTGCTGTGCTGGCTGAGCGCGCACAAGTGGCGGCGCGGGGTGTGTGTACGCTGCGGCCTGAGCTTCCCGCAGAAGGGCGCGTAGTCCCGGTGGACTGGTACTCGCTGGCCGAGCTGGCCCTGGCCGTCGCAGTCGGCGGCCGGGCCGGCGTGGCCCTGGCCGACTGGCGCACCGCCGGGTACCCGCTACGTCGGGATGCCGGCCGCGACCACCCACAGCGAGGCCGGCGAGGTGGCGGACGCACCGATCGTGGTGGTGCCGGCGCCGCCGGCCACGCGCGCCTGCTGCACCGTGAACGTGACCGAGCCGGTGGCCGCCGCGACGTACCGCGCCCATAGCACGGGCTTCCAGCGGGCCGAGGTGCCGCCCGAGGTGATCCAGAACCCGTCGTCTATGACGGTGCCGGCCGCGGTGATGGCGATCTGCGACACGTCGGTGGTGCCGCTGGTGGTCTGCACCCCGCGGCACTTGAAGATCACCAGGTAGGACCGGCCCGAGGTGAGCGACGCCGACAGCGACAGCCCGGAGATGTCGGCCAGGGTGGCCGAGGTGACGCCGGTGGGGTTGGAGGTGATCTCCACATACCGGGACAGCTCCTCGGCGGTGATCCGGGTGTCCAGCGTGTTGGCGTCGGACGCCCGGACGCGGTTGCCGGCAAGCAGGGTCATGGGGTCCTCACACGGTCCAGTAGGTGGGTGCGTACAGCGCGACGGCGGCGCCGTTGCTCTGCGCCTTGACCACGCCGTTGACGCTGCGGGTCACGGTGAAGGTCTGCGGGCTGCTGCCGCCGGTGACGTTGGTGACGGTCATGCGCTCGCCGGCCACCACGATGTCGTAGTCGCCGTCGGCGTGGGTCCACAGCGGGCCGCTGGCGGTGGCCACCGAGAGGGTGGTGGCGGTGCTGGTGGCGCCGGCCGCCAGCGTGCTGCCGTCGGATTCGTACACCGCGTCTGTCTCGTCGTAGGCCTGAGCCTGCCAGGGTGAGCCGGGCGCGCACGCCAGCCGGGTGGCCAGCTCGAAGTTCCCCAGCGTCTCGGTGAAGCCGAGCGCGAGCTGGGCCACGCCGTCGGGGGGCAACCACACCGGGGTGCCGCTGACGGTCACCGCGTCGCCTACGTCCAGGTCCAGCGCGGCGCCGAGCTGGGCGCTGCTGGCGGCGAAGTTGGAGCGGGCCAGGTTGATGCCCACCGCGGGGTAGCGGGGCTCGTCCACGGTGCCCAGGTGCAGCCGCCACCCGGCGGCGTCGGCCACCTGGTCGTCGGTAGCCAGGTTCAGGGTGGGTGCGGACTCCACCGGCCCCATGCCGTCGGGCGGGGCGAGGATGGACAGCGGCCCGGTGGCCAGCGTGGCCCGGTAGGAGGACCCGCCGGTGCGGGTGACGGTCACGTCGTTGCGGGTCTGCTGGTCGTCGTCGGTGGGCTCCAGCTCGGACAGGTCGGCCGCGGTGTAGCTCAGCGCCAGCACGGCGGTCTGGTCGTGCAGCGATTCGGCGGTGCGGTAGGCCAGCCCCACCGCGTCGCGGGGCTCGAACAGGATGCCGCCGTCGGCGGCCTCGCACTGGCGGAGCACGTTCAGCAGGGTGTCGATGGGCTGCACCCCCATGGCCGCGGTGCCGAGCCCGGCGGTGGTGGACAGGCTGGTGTCGGAGACGTTGCCCACCGTCTCCAGGGTGATGCCGTAGGCGTCGCACAGCCGGGTCAGACGGGCGCCGGCCAGCTCGCCGGCCCAAGCCTCGATCTCATCGGTCAGAAACGGCGGGATGCCGCTGTAGACCTGCACGTGGCCCACCGCGGTGCCCACCAGGGTCTGCCCGTGGCCGATGGACAGCGCCGTGCAGGCGATCACGGTGATACCGGCCGCCGAGCCGGTGGCGCCGAACGAGGCCAGGTCCGCGATGTAGTCAACCAGCACGTCGTACCCGGTGTTGCCGCCGGTGGTCACCAGGTTGATCCGGACCACGGCCTGCTTGCCGTTGAGGCCGCCCACGTCGATGGTGCCCGAGTCGAACACCTGCACCCCGGTGCGGTCCACCGAGCGCAGCCGCAGCGAGCCGCCGCTGGCGGTGCGGTAGCTCAGCGCCCAAAAAGCCGCGGTGCCGGTGCAGTCCCAATTGCAGATCTCGCCTTGGTCGGTGTCGCCGGCCGCGGGCACGGCCAGCAGGAACCGGATGATCACAGCATTGGTACCGGTGTAGTCGGGCACGGTGCCGCGGGCGGTGGCGCTGTTGAGTACCGCGACCGGCGCCGAGCAGGCGAAGGTGGAGTACCCGGCGAACGTCATGGAGCCGGTGACGGCCATGGCGGGGCCGCCGATGCCGGACGCGGCCGAGGTGGCGTCGGCGCCGTCCTCCAGCGGCCAGTACGCGCGCGGCACGATCGCGTTGGTGGTAACGCCGCGGTACAGCGCCGAGGCGATCGGGGCGCCGGGCCGGCCGAGCCGGCGCATGATGCCGGACGCGGTGATCGGCACCCACACGTCCTGGCCGGAGTTGTCCCACTTCACCGGCCAGGCCGGTACCTCACCGGCGAACCGGTACCGGCGCGCGGTGACGGTACTGCCGGCGTCCAGAGTCCAGGTGGCCGAGGCGGAGTCCACGAAGGTGGTTGTGGTGCCCTCGGCCACCGAGGTGAAATCGGGGTTGGCCACGACGGTGCCGCCGATGCCCGAGCGCACCTGGGCGGCGTGCACCCGCGAGCCGGGGTCGGCGGCGATGATGGTGGACGCGGTGCCGTTGAAGATCGAGGTGGTGCCGGCGGTGACCACGGTGGCGCCGAGCTGCGTCCAGGTGCCGTTGATGGTGTCGGAGGTGTAGAAGGTCACGGTGTTGCCGGCCGCGCCGTTGTCCACGTCCAGGGTGACGCGCACCGCGCGCCGGCCCGAGGTGGGCTGGGGGACGCAGACGGTGCTCTGCTTGGTGAAGGTGGCCGAGCCGTTGGCGCTCCAGATCAGCACCAGCGTGCCGTCCGAGCCGATCCCCCACAGGTAGGAGATGTTGCCGGCCGTGCCGGTCTTGCCCAGCGTCCAGGTGGAGTCGCGCCAGGAGACGGCGGTGATGTCCATCCGTAGGTCCAGGTCGCCGGTCACCGAGGTGCCGGCCGAGTCGGGGGTGGACGCACCCACCGCGGTGGCGGGCAGCGCGATCAGCCGTTTGGGGCCGAGCAGCACCGACGCGCGCAACGGCGTGTTGCGGGTGAGGTTGCCGAAGTAGGGGCCGGTCGGGTTGCGGGGGCTGAACCTTCCGTCGCGGTTGTTGAAGGACAGCCGCAGGGTGGAGGGGTCGGCGGTGCCGGCCTCGTCCGCGCGCCCGCGGGTGATCTGGATCAGATCACCACCACGGCGCTGCACGTAGGAGGTGACGTCGGTCCAGGTGCCGTCCAGCTCCAGCTCGATCAGCAGCGGCAGGACAGTGGCGGGGAACGCCATCACGCGCCCCCGAACGCGCGCTCGACGCCACCGCGGATCCGCACCTGGGTGCGCACCCAGCGCCACAGGTCATCGCCCGCACCGCCGCCCCCGGCGTATTCGACCACCACGCGCACCGGGCCGCCGCCCCCGACACCGACCGGGCCGGTGCCGTGGCTGTAGACGGTGGACCCCCACGGCAGGCGCACCATCTCCCGCCCGTACTCGCCCACGTCCACCACGCCGCCCGCGATGCCGCCCCCGGCGTACCCGCGGCGCCGGTCGGTGCCGCCGCGCCCGCGGTTGGCGTCGGCCGCTGCCTGCCCGAGCCCTTTCAAGATGGCGGGCAGCATCGGCACCAGCTCCTCGCCGCCGCTCACGAAAGACCACAGGCTCTTGGCGGCGCCGCCGATCCAGGCGCCGGCTGCCTTGAACGCACCGCCGATCTTGCCCACGGCGCTGGCCACGATGCCGCCTATGTCCGCTATCTTCTTCATGAAGTTCCAGGCCTTCTCCGCCCAATCGGCCAGGGTCTTGAAGATGCCGGCCACGGTGGAGATGGCGCCGTGGACGATGTTGCGGAAGGTCTCCGACTTCTTCCAGGCCACCGCGAGCGCAACGCCGAGCGCCACCAGGCCGGCCACGATCAGGGCCACCGGGCCGAGCGCGATCACCCAGGCCACCGCCATGCGGGCGGCGTTGATGGTGGCCTGTGTGGCCATCACCACCCAGCTCGCGGTCACCCGGGCGGCATTGACCACGTGCTCTTTGGCCGCGGTGATCGTGGCCTTGGTGAGCGTCTTGAGCGCCGGGATCACGAAGGTGGCGACACCGCCGGCCAGGTCGGCAAAGCCCTGGATGTAAGACACCATGCCTTGCTCGCCGGGACCTTTCATGACCGCGCCCAGGCCGTCCACGGTGTCGTGCAGGCCGATCAGTTTCGACTCGGCGTCGTCGGCGTGGCCGCCCGCTTTGTCGAATCCTTCGCCCAGCTTGTCGGTTTCCTGGCGGGTGCGCTTCATGGTGTCGGCGGCGCCGGTGTCCTTGCCGGTGATGACCACCTCTACTTCGTTCACGCGGTCTCACCCCCTTCCGCCGGTGGCCGGCCCAGCGCTTCTATGCGCACCATGCGCAGAAGTTCGGCGTCTTCCCGTTCGAGCTGGCTCGGCAGGCAGCCGAACCGTTCACACAACCCGAGCACCAGCCTGGCCTCGGTCAGCTCGGCGGGCTCGCGATTGACAGCACCGGTGGCGGCGTCGATCCCTCCGGGGACTGCGCGCCACCGGGTGATGGCGCTTTTAGGTCTGCGCTCACCGCCACGCAAACCCGCATCCACTCCTTGGTGATGGCCAGCACGAACCCCAGCTCCTGGGTCTCCACGCCGGCCAGGGTGGCCGGTACCGGGGTGCGGGTGCCGTCCTCGGCCTCGTCCTCCACATTCCAGGACGCCAGCCGGGAGGCGAACAGCGACAGGATCTCATCGGCCTTGGTGGCGTCGTCCGGGGTGTAGGCGTCGGGGTCCACGTCGGCCAGGTACGCCATGGAGGTGACCACCCGGAAGTCGGCCACACTCATCGGCCGCATCTTCACCACCAGCGCCTGCCCGGTGTAGTCGGTGGCCAGGTCGGGATCGGAGAACACCAGCTTGATCAGGCGGCTGCGGGTGTAGCCCATCACGCGCCCCAAGTGGGCGCCGTGCCGTCGGCCAGCGCCCCGGTGGCGGTCCACAGTAGCTCGCCCGCGTCGGAACGGTTCACCTCGTAGTTGGTATACAGCATCTCCATGGACAGGCTGGCGGCGCCGTAGTCGAGCGCCGTGGTGCGGTTCACCCGGGTACTCGGAACGGTCTTGAACACGTCGTGACTCATGTTGCTGGCAGTGTTCATCACGCCGCTGATCGTCACCTGGCCGTCGATGATCAGCAGCAGCCGCTCCATTGCCGACTTGTCGATGCCGGTCACCTCCTGCACCCCGTAAGGGGTGGACAGACCCACCGAACGGATGTCGTTGGAGATGTCCCGCGGCGTGCCCGAGGAGTCGTCCACGCTCACGGTCATGCCTAGACCGGTCTGCTTTGCCATGCTGGCCGCCCCCCTTAGAAGGTGGTTGAGGTGATGTTCTTGGTGACGGCCACTGCGAATATGGCCGCGCTGAACGTGCCCGAAGTGACCACCCGCAGATAACGTTCCACGGCCAGCGCGCGGGTGGTCTGGATGCGCTGGAATCCGGGCGCGGTGGTGACCGCGGTGAACGCGCCACCGGTCACGTCCGCGAATGCGTCACCGGCGCCGTTGTCGCTGGACTCCTGGAGCTTGATGGTCACCGAGGTGCCGGTGAAGGCGAACACGTGCAGGTAGGCCTGGAGGCCGAACGAGGTGGCCGCCCCGAAGTCCACGCCGGTGCCGTTGGTGGCGGAGGTGTCAGTGCGCTTGCCCGCGGTGAGCTGGGCGCCCCACTCCAGACCGTAGGTGTTGGCGAGCATGGCCACCGCGGCGCGCAGATCGCCGGTGTCGGTGCGGGTGGGGTCGTAGTTGGCCTGCTTGGCCAGCAGGCTGGCGGCCGGCGAGCCGAGCGCGGTACCGCGAAAGTAGGTGCCCAGCACGTCGGTGCGGGGCAGCGCGGCGAAGGTGGGGTGCGACTGGCCGGCCGCGGTGTTGAACAGCGTGACAAACTCCAGGGTGCCGTCCGCCACGCCGCCCGCGCGCTCGCGGGCGTAGACGTTGATGGCGGTCAGATCCACCTCGGCCGGGCCGCCGCCGATCCGGCCCAGCGAGTTGATGTCGCCGGACAGATCCACGCCACCGACGTAGAAGTTGTCCCCCATGCCCGCTTGCTTAGCCATTGCCCGCCCCGTTCACGAATGGGACCAAATGTCGTTGACGATCAGGGGCACGGTGATGTCCACCACGCGGTACAGCCGGCCGTCCTGGTTGACGTAGCCGCTCACCGCCGACAGCGGGGTGCCGTCCGAGCCCAGCAGGTCCACGTGGCGCACCGAGGCGGCCAGGGTGAAGTCCGAGGACAGCGCGGCGATCACCGCCGAGGTGGCGGCCAGCAGGTCCGGGTCGATGGCGTCCTGCGGCTCACCGATCATCGGGGAGTACAGCCGCACGGTGAACTCCACCCGGCCCGAGGTGGTGTTGAGGCCGCTGCTCTTGACCGGCCCGATGTTCTCGAACCACGTCGCGGCGGTGACCCCCTGCCCGGGGGCGCTCTTGGGCTCGTGGCTGGTGAACGTCTCGGCCACGCCCAGCGCCAGCACGTGCGAGGCCAGCGCATCGGTGAGCGCGCCCACGTCGAGGGTCATCGCAGCCGGTCCAGTCCGCGGTCCACCACGGGGCCGGCGATGCGCGGCACCTGGCGGGACACCTGCTGCATGCCGCGCCGGAACGACGCGTACCCCTTGAACCGGGTGGTCCGGTTGCGGCGGCCGACCCCCTCCAGCCAGGGGCCGTAGATCACGCCCTTGTCGGTGACGGCCCAGGCGTGCGGGCGCTTCTCCTTGATCACCCTGCTCTGGTAGTACCCGGTGGGGTGCTTGAAGCTGCCCTTCATGTTCTGACCGATGCGCCCGTACACCTGGGCGGCCACCGCGCCCGCGGCGTCCTGCGTGATGTCGTCCAGCTCGCGCACGATCTCGGCCTCGGACATGTCCCACACCACCGGGCCGCGCATGCGCACCGTGACGTCTACGCCCATCACACAGCCCCGATCCTGATACGGCCGTACGCACCGAACGCCTGGTACCGCACGTCCTCGATCGAGCCGGGCTGGGGGCGCACCGCCGCGCCCGCGCCGGCCGGCCGGGCGTAGCCGCTGCCCTGCCCGAGCAGCAGCGTGAGCGATTCCGCGATGGCCAGCGCGCGCACCAGCGGCGGGACGGCGTGCCGGGTGAGCGCCGCCGCGGTGAGGTGGCTCGCTGCGGTGGTCCCCGCGGCCCCACGTACGACGGTGAGCGTCCGGGACGCGTAGATGGTGCTGCCGGTGTGGGTGGCGAGCACCGAGCCGTTCCAGGCGCGCTTGACGGCCAGGTTGTTGCCGGCCACGTCGGTGACCAGCATCTGCTCGGAGTCGAGTAGGAGCACTTCGCCGGGTGCGTACGCCGAGCCGGTGGTGACCGCCACGGTGGTGTTGGCGGCGCTGGCGGTGAGCGGGGTCTGGACCGTCTGGCCGGTGGTCAGCCAGGTCCGGTCGGTGACCAGCATCCGCTCGGTGCCGCACAGCAGCAGGTCGCCCACGCCCATGCCGCTGGCGTCGGTCACGTCCACCGCGGTCTCGGTGTCGTCCAGCGCCTCGGCCAGCGCGCCGGCCGGCGCGGTGTCGAGGTTGTAGCCGAACACGCCGGTGGCGGCGATGTTGCGCTGCGGGGTGTTGCCGGTGCTGAACGCGGTGGCGGTGCCGGTGTTCAGCTCGATGCGGTCATACGGCGGGCCGAGCCGGCTCGGCTCCAGGTTGTAGTTGGCCGGTGCGATGGCCACGCCGCCGGCTGTAAGCGCCGAGAGCGAGATCACCTCGGAGTCTTCGAGCCAGAGCACCCAGCCGGCGCCGTCCTGGCGGGTGGGCCAGTCGAAGTACCGGGTGCCCGTCCAGGGGGTGAAGCGCCGATTGAGCTGGCTCTCGGTCGCGACGGTGGCGGCGGCCAGCACGCCGTCCACCTGGGCGGCGGCCCGGGCGGTGCCCTTGATGTCCAGGGCACCCTGTACGTCTTCCCGCGTGCAGAGCACGGGGGCAGTGATCACTGCGGTCATCCTGTGCCCTTGCATTCTCGGCCGGCCGGACCGTGGTCCGCGCGGGATGGCGTGTATGGAGTTATGGGCCAGGTGCGCACGCAAGCAACGCACCTGACAAGCACAGACTAACCCCTGAACCGCACCCACACATCCAGCGCGCCCACGATGATGCCCACGATCAGCGCGAGCTTGCCCAGCGGGGTCCAGCGGCGCTCGGTGCGCGCCTGAGCCGCCGTCTCAGCGGCCACCCGCGCAACCTCGGCAGCCGCCAGCGCCGCCGCGGTGGTGCGCACCGTCTCGGCGGCGGCGTCCATCCGCGCCACCACCTGAGCCTGCCCGGCCGCGGTGGTGGATGTCAGCTCCTGCACCACCAGGGTCAGCGCCTCGATGGCGGCGGCGTGGCGAGCGATCGAGCCGTTCAGCTTGTTGAGCCGGCCGCCGTGCTCGCGCAGCTCGGCGGCGGTCACACCGCGCTCGTACGCGGCCTCGGGGCTCTCGGGCACCGGGCTACAGCGCATCCAGCTCGGGGAAGTTACCGGACTCGATGCCGCCCGCGGGCACCGGTCCGAGGATGGTGCGGGACCAGAAGCCGCTACTGCGCGGGATCCGCAGCACGTCGGTGCTGGTCACCCGGAACGCCTTGGCGTCGTTGGCGTCGCGCACCCACACCAGGCCGGTGCCGGACTCGCGGAACCACGGCGGGTGCGGGACCGCGCTGGTGGGCAGTACCGAGGCCACGTCTGCCTTGCTCATCTTGTCCTCTCCACGGTGCATACGTAGGTGGCCGGTGCGGAACGCGCACACCGCACCTGGCCACCGCTGAACGGGTCTGTGTAGGTGTAGGAGGCCGGGCCGGGGTCACTGCGTAGGTAGCGCCCGGTGAGTACGTACGCGCCCAACAGGACCGCGTAGACCACCACCGCAGTGAGCACCACATCCCGCCAGCCGGGCATGCGGCGCCGCCGTAGCTCGCGGTCGTAGTGCTGCACCACCACGGGCGCCACCAGCGACCACAGATCGGCTACTGAGCGCGGGGGCTCGGCCATGGCTCACCGGCCGGACGGGGTGGGTGCCGGCGCCGGGATGGACGGGGGCCGGCCGAACGGGTGCCCGGTGAGCGGGTCGGTGGCCTCGTCGCAGTGCTTGGCGAGGTAGGCGTCCCGGGCGTGGGTGGAGATCGAGACGAGGATCTTCGAGGGGCTGGGGGTCTGGCCGGCGAGCCCCGCGATGTCGCGTTCGAACGCGCACGTACTGCGGATCTCCACGTCCTGCCGGGCGGCCACCGCCGCCACGGCATCCGCGGTGCGCCGCCCCTCGCCCAGCCGGTCCCACACCAGCACCGCCAGGGCAATGAACAGCAGCCCGAGCATGATGCGTAGTGCGGTGATGGTGTGCCGGATGCTTGTCTCCCGCGCGCTCACCGGCTGCTCAGCCACCACGCCACCCCCGCCCCTACCGCTAGGGCGCATCGGCCGGCTGGGCTGGTCGCTGCTCGGGCGGCGGTACGGACAGCCGCCGCCCGAGCAGACTGGTGATCGCGTCGATCGGCCCCCATATCATGCCGAGGCCGGCGACCACCACGATCTGGCTCGGCGGGTCCGCCCACACGGCCTCGAACACTTCGATACCTACGCCCACCAGGGGGGCCAGTACGTCCCTGATCAGCCGCGACCACCACAAGCTGGCCCCTCTCCTGCGTCAGAACCCAGCGCCGGGCTGGAACCCGTCGGCCGGGCAGAACAGCTCGCCGTGCGGCCCCTGCTTGTACGGCTCCCCGCACTGCGGGCAGGACTCCACCCGCCGGCTGGCTGCCTCGGCCTCGGCGGCGGCCAGCTTGCGGATGGCGGCGAGCTGTTCCCACGGCACTAGGCGAACAGCCCCCGGATCTCGTCGCGGCTCATGCCTTCGATGCCGGCCTCGGTGTGGCCGTTGGCCACCGCGTAGTCGGCCCAATCCTCCCGGGACGCGTTGCCGGGCGGCCGGGTCGGGCTGGGCGCCGCCGGGCCACCGAGGGCAGAGTGGGTGCCGCCCTCGGTGGCCGGCTCGGTGCCGCCGTCAGCCTGACCGGTGCTGTCGGCGTCCACCTCGGCAGGCTCGGCGCCCGACGCGGCGGCCTGCCCGTCCTGGCCCGCGGTGGCCCGGTACTTGTCCAGGCGGCGGGCGTCGTCGTCCATGTTCGGATCGCTGGTGATGTGCGTGCCCATGCTGTCCTCCGGATCTCGGGTGTCGGCGGGTGGCCCCGCCCGGGTGTGCTCGGCTGGAACGTACCCGGGCGGGGGTGGCTTACGCCGCTACCAGCGTGGCGCCGTCGATGAGCGGCACCCAGCACACGTACCAGGTGATCGCACCGTCGGTGCCGGCCGAGACGTGCTCGATCTGGCCGATGGTGAGCACGGTGTTCAGCATGGCCGTGCCGTACCCGATGCTCATCAGCTTTGGCGGCGCGGTGGTGGTGGCCAGCCCGAATTGGAGAACGTCGCCGGCCAGGGTGTCGGTGGTGCCGATGTCGGTGGCCGCGCACAGATCCTGCGTGTCCCCCGTGGTGGGGTTGAACTGGAGCTTGTAGGAGTTGGCCACGGTGATCGAGGTGGTGACCACGCCGAACATGGCCGTCACCAGCACCTGGCCGCCGGCCACGGTGAACAGCGGGACGGTGGTCGCGGCCAGCGTGCCGGTGGCCTTGCTCACCGGCCCGAGGCCGAGCACCGACTTGCGGAACGCGTTGGCGTCGAGAAGAACGCTCATATTGTCCAGTCCTCCGATCAGGCGTTCGCCGCGCCGGGCCGCAGCAGGTTGCCCAGGTTGGTGGGCTTGCGCTGCACGGCCAGGTCGTGGAGTACGTAGAGGCAGGTGGAGAGCTGGGCGGTACCCGTGGTGATGGCGGCATTCAGGCTGACGTGGGAGTACCCGTCACCGAGCTGGGAGGCCAGCACCTCGATGGCCACCATCTTCTGCTGCGCACCATAGGTAGCGCCCACCACCACGCATTCGGATGCCTCGGCCTGGGTGACCTTCACCCAGGCCTCGTCGTTGTCCAGCGCCGTCTCGGCCTTGATGTAGTAGTAGGTCAGGCCGGTGGAGGTGGCCACCGCGGCGCTGTCCAGGTCGGCCGAGGTGCCGCCGGTGTAGGCGGTGTGCTGCTGCACGTCCAGCGTCAGGTCTTCCGCGCCGCCCACGGCCCCGATGAACAGGAACGTGATGCCGGCCGCGCCCTGGAGGCTGACGCGCTTGCCGGTGGCGCCGTTGGCGGTGTCGATGTCCACCGGCGCCCACCCGGTGCCGAAGTCGTAGATCCTGCCGACTGCTTCCATGAACATGGTCACTGCTCTCCGCGCGGGGGTTTATTGCCGCGCTGGTTGGCCCTACCGCGGCGGCCGGCCGGGGGGCTGACCGGCCGCCGCTCGGGCGAGAGGGGTACTACCGGGTGGCGAGCTGGATGAACGGGGAGAGGGTGGCGCTGTTGTTGTGCGGGGTGATCGGCGCCTGTAGCCAGGGGCGGCCGTCGTTGCGGGCGATCACCCGGAAGGTGGTCTTGTCGGAGGTGAACTTGACGTGCGGGCTGGACTCGATGGTCATGGTCTGGCGGTCCCCGATGAGGTACATCCCGAAGTCCACGAAGGACAGGTCGCCCTGGGTGCCGAGCGCGGCCGGTGCCTTCTCGCTCATGATGACCGGCCGGCCCAGCAGGGTGAGCTGCGGCTCGTTGTGCGCGTCCATGATCCACACCGCGGAGCCGCCGGTGCCGACCGAGAGCGCCATCGTGGCCAGCTCACCGAAGGTATCGGGGCTGGCGATCCACACCGCGCGGGACAGGCTGCTCGGCAGCATCCGCGCATACATCGCGATGACGTTCTCCCACACGATGGTGGTGGCGGCCTGACCGGACGCGCCGGCCACCGCGATCAGCGCGGTGTTGGCGGTGTTGAGCGCGCCCAGCGGCACCCCCGCGCCGTTGGCGCCCAGGAAGTCCAGGTCCTCGTAGTAGGCCAGCGCCTCGGGCACGATCTCTTCGAAGAAGATCCCCGCGCCGCCGCCGGAGTCGCGCAGCAGCTCGTTGGTGATGTGCGCCAGCGCGGTCTGCTTGCTCGCCTCCAGCTTGATCGAGCCGAACGAGGCGGCCGACTCGATCAGCTCATCGCCTTCCGCGGTCCGGTAGACCACGATGCCGCCGAACACGCTCGAGACGTTCGAGGTGCTGTCGATTGACGGGAACCGCAGGGTCGGGCCACCCATCGGGATGACCCGCGCCCGCGGGCGCACGATGGCGCTCTCGAGCGTCAGGCGAAGGATCTCGGCCCGGAACTCCTCGGGCACCAGGAACCCGCCGTCGGCCGGCACCTTCTCGCTGTAGTTGCGGACCTGCTGGTACTTGACTTCGGCCTCGGACGTGCGGTTGGCGCCGTGCCACATCGTGGACAGCATGTCCTGGACGTCGGTGAACACGCCGTTGAGCGGCGCGCCGGCCGCCCGGGGGTTGGCCTTGGGCGCGTACCGGGTGGGGCCGGTGGTCGGGTCGAGGTTGACCCGCTGGAGCTGGGCGCTCGGGTTGTCCTTGAGCCACTGCGCCAGGGTCGCCTGGGTCTGCTCGCGGATCTGGTCGAGCATCGCCGTGTCCTTGGCGTAGCAGACCCTGGCGTAGTTGCCCACAACCTCCTTGAAGGTCTCGGGCTCGGTCATCGCGACCTTGATGTTGTCCGGCTCGGCCAGCCACTCTTCCAGCTCGGCCGGCGCGGTGGGTACTGCGGTCATCGTGCGTCCTTTCCTACGGCCGGGCCAGCCGGACGGCATCCTTGAACAGTGCGGGGTCCCACGGGAACCCGAGCTTGGCGGCGGGCTTCTCGGCGTGCCGGCGCTCGGGCATGACGGGGGCGGGGGCGGCGGCGCGCCCGGCGTGTGCGAACACGCGCAGATCCCACTTCGCCGTTGCGGCCTCCTCGGCCTGGCCGTACACCGCGTCCACCAGACCGGCGGTCTTGGCCTCCTCGGCGGTGTACCACGTCTCGGCCAGCATGGCGGCGCGCCAGCTCGCCACGGTGCCGCCGGACCGGTCGGCGTACACCATGGCGATCATGCCGCTCACCTTGTCCAGCATGCTGGCGGCGGCGGTCATGTCGCGGGCGTTGCCGATGCACAGCGCGCTGGCGTCGTGGATCATCATCTGGCTGGCCTTGGCCATGATCCGGTTGTCGCCGGCCTGAGCGATCACCGAGCCGATGCTGGCGGCCAGGCCGTCCACGGTGGTGGTCACCTCGGCCCGGTGGTTGAGTAGCGCGTTGTAGATCGCCACGCCGTCGAACACGTCACCGCCCGGGGTGTTCAGGCGCACGTCCAGGGTGTCCACGTCCAGCTCGGCCAGGGCGGCGCAGAACTCCGCGGCGGTGACCCCGAACCACCCGATCTCGTCATAGATCGAGACGGTGGCGGCGCTGCCGTCCGCGCTGTTGGTGATGGAGTACCAGGCGGCGCCGGCCGGTCGGCCGCTCTCCCCGCTGGCGGTGCCGACAGCTCCCGCACCGACAGCGCCGGCCCACGCGGCGCGGCGCCGCTGGTAGTCCTCCATGCCCGGCACAGTGATCGTCATGCTGGTATCGCCTCCTGCACGGGCGCGCCGGCCGCTGCACGGCGCATCGGGGGTAGTCCTACGGTGAGCGCCGCGTCGTCCGGGTCCACCCCGGCGTCCACCAGGGTCTTGTACGCGCTGGTCTTGGCGGTCAGCTCGGCGTTCTCGGCTGCCTCGTCCTCGGCTACCGGGCTCTCGAAGCAGAACGCATTTTGTCCAGTTTCGCCGTACATCGGCAGCAAGCGGGTGTTCAGCGCTCCCTGATACCGGCTGAGAATCGGGCTCACGTTCCACTTGGCGAGCTGGTAGTCCGCGGCGTCGGCGTTGGCGCGGTTCACGTCGTCGCTCTGGCCCAGGATCGCCTTGTGCACCCGGAAGGCCTCGCGGATGATGTCGCGGCTCAGGTTGCGCAGCTCCATGAACTGCATGTCACGTTGCGTGAACTGGCGGTCCTTCCAGGTGGCACGCTCCAGGAACGCCACCCGGTGGGCGTTGCCCACGCCGCGGTGTTGGTCGTACCAGCGAGTCTTGAGCCGTTCGAACTCGGTATCTCCGAGGTTGTCCTGCATCTCGATGATGCCGCCCGGCGTGGCGTCGTTCAGGAAGAACCGCCGGTTCCATTCCGCGGAGAACCGCACCGAGTCCAGGTCGGCCAGCAGCGCCTGCACCGGTCCCATGCCGCGGTAGGGGTCCATCGGGTTGGGGCTCTTGACCTGGATGACCTGGGCCACGTCCAGCGGGATGCGCTCGCCGGTGGGGCTGGCGTAGATCCAGCCGGCCAGGAAGTCGGTGGGGTGCGGTACGGGGATCATGCGGTCCGGCCGGACCGGCCATAGCTCCAGCGGCAGGGTGGGCGCGCGGGGATCGGTGACGATCACCCAATCCGTCTCGCCCACCAGCTTGAGATGCTGGGTGGCGGTCTCCACGAAGTCATGTCGGCTGTAGAAGTCGTTGGGCCGGTTCCACAGGTCCAGCGCCGGGTGTACCAGCAGCGGCCGGCGTGCCGGCTCGGACGGGCCGAACACCCGGCGGTTGGGGCTGACGCGCTCCATGTACCAGCACACCGCTGCCGTTGGCTCCGCGATGGCCGAGACCACGGCGAACAGCGTGGACACGCTGCCCATCGCCTCGAGCTGGGCGGTCTGCGTGCGGTGGCCCATCAGCGCGCTGAGCACCCCGCCACCACCACGCTGGCCCGAGTAGGGCACCGGCGCGGCGTTACGCACGGTAGCGACCACGCCGCCGATCAGGCTGTTCACCCAGCGCGCCGGTCCGGGTTGGCCCGCCATTCGAGAACCAGGAACGCCATGCCGAGCACCCCCCATCCGATCACCGCGTTGATGTTGAAGGCGCTGACCGTGAGAGCACCGAGGCCAGCCGTGCACAGAGCGTACGGCCTGAACGCGTTCAATGTCACGCGGCGTCGCTCGTTGGCGTGCCGCGCCCACCGGCGGACCGCCGCGAGCCCCCGATCGCGCGCCACGGCGGCGCGGTGGGCACCCCGGGCGCGGGCGGCGGACTGGCCGGCGAGGCTGCGCTGGAACGGCAGCACCCCGGACGGGAGACGTTCCACAGCAGCCACGGTCAGAACCTCACGTTGGATTGGCCGGCCAGGTCACGATGCGCGATCACATAGCGCATGGTGTCGCACCCGTCGTCTTCGATCTTGACGGGCGCCTCCTTGGTGTCGTTCCAGCGGTACGCCGGGATCTCCTCCTCGGTGCAGGTGGGCCGGTGCGCGTCGGCCAGGTTGGTGTCCTCGGATACCAGCGCGCCGCGCAGCAGGAACACCCGGCGGTCCTTGAACCGCTGCTTGACGGCATCGATACCCACGCTAACCCGCTTGTCCGCGGGCCGGGTGGACAGCCCTAGCAGGCGTTCCAGCACCACCCTGGCCTCGGCGTCGTGGTCGCAGACGATCGTCTCGGGCTTGGGCTCGCGCCAGTTGTAGTGGTGCGCCGCGCTCCAATCCTTCCAGTGCTCGGGGTCGTCGCACGCGGTGCGCGCCGGGGCCACCGCCGGCTGCCCGTCCAGCTCGAACGCGGAAGGGACCACCGGGGCGCCGCCGCTGGGCGCCGGCCAGTCCCCGTCCACGTGCACCCGCACCTCGGCCAGCGCGGCCTGCGCCCACTCATCGGTCGTGCGCTCGGTGCCGAACAGCTCGCGGTAGCGGTACAGCCGGCCGTCGCCGTCCTCGGCCCAGCACTGGAGCACGAAGGGGTGGCGGTACCCGAAGTCCACCGCCCACCAACGGCGCCAGTCCGGGGGGATGGGGAACGCGTCGATGAGGTGCACGGCGGTGTCGTACTCGGGGTATATCTGGCCGACGGCTCCCACCCACTTGCCCTCGAGCAGCCGGGCGCGGCGCACCCCGGTGAGCCCGTCCAACAACGCCATGTAGGCGCGGCCGGCGTCGGTGAGGTGGCCGTCCTCGTCGTACAGGCGCGGATTGTCGGTGTGCCGAGACTCGATCACTTTGCACTGGCCGGTGTTGCCGCGCTTGTTGAGCCAGTGTGTGGGCGCGTCGGGGTTGGTGTCCGCGATCAGTTGCTGGAACCGCATGCGCCCGTTCCGGAGCCGTGTGGTCAGCGCCTCCCAATCGGTCACGGACAGCTCGATGGCCTCCTGCACGTAGATCACGTCGTACTCGCTGGACATGATGCGCGTGCTCTTGTTCATGCCCCCGACGTTGATCGTGGACCCGTTGCTAAACCGGTACTGCGGCGCCTCCACCGCCGAGCCGCCGTAGAAACTGACCAGCCCGTGCGCCAGCGCCTCCACCGCCACGTGCTCGCGCCAGGTGACCAGCGCGGTGGTGGCCAGAGACTCCGCGGTCTTGCGCACGATCAGGCCGCGCATGCCCGGGTTGGCCAGGGCACAGGCAAACAACTTTTCCAAGCAGGCGCGGGACTTGCCGGTGCCGGCCGGGCCGGACAGCAGCACCTCGCCGCCGCGGTAGTTGAACACCTCGGCGCAACCCCCGCGCGGTGCGTAACTGTGTGTGACCGTGGTGGTCACCGGCGCGCCCGTCGCCACGCGCTGGCGAGCAGCGTGCACACGGCGTCCAGCCCCACGGCCACGCAGAGTGACACGCCGGCGCAAGCGAGTAGCCAGGTGTAGGTCACGTCGGGCGCCCGAGCGCGCCACCGCGGACCACGGCCAGGCCGGCGCACCCGTCCACCACCAGCACCCGGCCGGCCAGCGCCGGTACCAGTGTCTCCAGCCGGTCGCGTAGCCGGTCGTAGTCAACCGGCGCCATCGGGTCGCGGAAGGCCAGCACCAGCACGTCCTCGGGACCGGCTACCCCAGCGGCGGCCAGCTCGATCGCGGGCGGCACGCCGCGATTGGCCGAAGATCCGCCACTCGGTGTCGGCGGCGGCACCGCAGGTACCTCACCGAATGCTGCGGCAACCTCGGCCGCCAGCTCGGCGGGTGTCCGCGGGGTGCTCACGTCAGCGCTCCTGTGTCCACGCCTACCAGCTCCACCCGGATCGCCACGTTGGTGTTGATGTTGGCGGTGAGCGCGCCCAGCTCGGCGGCCACCGCGTTCAGCACGCCGGTCTTGGCGCGGATCAGGGTGGCCACCCCCTGCCGGTCCCCGCGGCGCGCGGCCGGCGTCACCAGAGCCTCGATCATTTCTACGTCCTGCTGGTGCGCACCGATGCGCTCGGCCTTCCGCGCGATCCAGTACGCCGCCAGGTCATCCTCGAGGTTGGCCCGCACGTGCGCGATCTCGGCTTGGTGGCGCTTGCGGAAGTGCACCACCGCCACGTGCGAGACGCCGTGCTCGGCGGCCAGCTCCACGATGGGCCGCTCGCCGGTGGCCAGCTCGCGGATGAGCCCGGCGCGGACGCGCGCGTTCTCCAGCGGCCCCTGCCGGTCCTGCCGGTACGTGGTCGGGCGCCCGGCCGGACGCACCGCCACCTCAGACTTGGGCACGATTACTCCCCGTTACTAAGTCCGGTGCCGGTCAGGCGGGTGCGGTACGCCCGTGTGACCCGGCACCTGGCACTCCACGCCGCCAGTGCACACCAGGACGTGCGCGCGCTCGCCCGACTCCCGCGACCGGCCGGTGTGCCCGGGTACCGGACAGTCCGCGCCGCCCGTGCACACCCTGACCGCGCCGGTGGCGGCCGGAAAGTCCTCGGGGTGCGGGTAATCCATCACGCTCAGCGGCTGCCCGGGCTCCAGCGCGCGCTCGGCGTCGGCCAGCTTGGCGCGCAGCGCGGTCACCCCGTACTGGTTGGGGACGCTGCCGATGCCCAGCACGGTGAGCACGCCGGCCACCACACTGGCCCAGGTCCAGAGCGCGGTGTTGGGCGGGACGGTGGCCAGGATCACCGTGGTGGTGACCCCGAGCAGCCCCACGATCGCCTTGGCGTACCTCTCGATCGTGGTCACTGTGCGTCACCTGGATTCTGTGCGGCCAGTAGCGCGCGCAGATCCTGCTGCACGGCCTCCAGCCTGGTGTCCAGCGCCATCAGCTTGCCGGCCTGCGACGCCACGCCGGTGCTCACCTGGCCGAGCTGGGCGCGCAGCGCCGGCCACTGGTCCAGCATCTCGCGCAGCGTGGCGGCATCCTTGTCGTGCCGCTCCGTGGCCCACTCCTGGATGCCCTCTGCGGCGTCCTGTGCGCTCATGGTGTCCCCTTCCTGGTACTGCCGGATCGCGTCGGCCGTCATGGCCCACAGGTCGCCCCGCCACTGCATGTCGGGCTTGCGGCGGGTGTACTGGCGGTGGTGCATGTGGTGGCCCGGGGTCCAGCTCCAGAGCAGGCATTCCGCTGCGGCCACCCGCGGTATTGTCCAGAGCTGGCGCGGGGTGAGCGGCTGGCCGTCGCCCAGGTTCTCCACCTCGTGGCCGATCATGGACGCGTTGCCCGGCGCCGTCTCGTCGTTGTCGTCCGGGTAGTTGGCCACCACGGCGTCGGGCGTGACCGCGCTTACCTGGCCGTTCCAGGCCAGCCGCAGGGCGGTCCTGGAGCCCTTCCCGAAGTGGTACGCCACACCGGCGGCCACCATGATCACGTCGGGGCCGGTGCGCGGCAGGAACACGTTGGCGCGGGGCTGCGGCACGTCCGGCCGGATGTCGGTCCCGTCCGGGTTGAACACGCTCCGTAACCCGATGTTGTCACCGGTGTGGTGCCAGCCGCCGCCACGCGGGGTGATCGGCCCGGGGCTGTGGCCGCGGTCCTGCCAGCCGGCCAGCTCGAGCACGGTGAGCCCCATGGCGCGGTACGCGTCGGCCAGCTCATAGATGATCACAAGTGAATTCCCCCTCTGGCCAGGCCGGGGTAACCAGCCGTAACGCCTCGCAGTAGACCATCCGCGGGCAAGCGGTGGCAAGCGGCGCGGCCGGTCACGCCGCGTCCTGCCACGCGTAGCTCGGGGTGCCGGCGCCGGCCCGGATGGCCACACCGTACAGCTCGCCGGCCATGGCCTGTACCAGCGCCGCGGAGGCCTGCTCGGCGTCGGCCGCGGGCACGGCGGCCACGATCTCATCGTGGATGGGCAGCACGGTGGAGTTACCCCACGGCGTCTCGTCCCAACGCAGAATACCGTCCACCAGTAGCTCGCGGGCGGTGCCCTGAATGGCGAAATTGGGCGCCTTGTGGGGGAATCGGCGGGGGAGGTGAATGACGCGCCCGGCGTAGGTCTGGAATTGTGTGGCGCCATTCTTGACGGCGTTCTTGACCCCCCGTGACCATTCCACGTATTCGGGTGCCGTGGCGGCCAGCACGTCCACCACGGCGGCCATGATGGACTCGCTCACGCCCACCTGTCGGGCCAGCGTGGGTACCCCCCCACCGTATGCCCAGCCGAATACGCCGCGCTTGACGGTGTACCGGTCGGATTTGGTGAATTCGGGACCGAACACCTGGGCTGCGATGATTCCGTGCAAGTCGGCGCCCTCGGCCAGCATACGCATGAGGTTGCGGTCCTGGGAGAGTGCCGCCATCACGCAGATTTCCACGCCGGAAAGGTCGGCGGTGATCAGCAGTTGTCCGGGGTCGGCGGTGATGCACGCCCGGTAGCCGCCGACCCGGGGGACGTTCTGGAGGTTGGGCCGCACGCAGCTCATGCGGCCGGTGTCGGCGGCCAGCGTGTAGACCGTGGGCCGGGCGCGCCCGTCGCCGTGCTCGCACAGCGCGGCGTAGGGCTCCAGGTAGGTGCTGACCGCGGTGGCGTGGGTGCGCTGGCGCAGCACGGCGTCCACCAGGGCGCCCGCGCGGCCCTGAGAGCCCCTGAGAGCTTCCAGGACGCCCGCAGCCACCGAGGGCTGCCCGTCCGGGAATCGCTCGCTAGGGGCCGTCCTGGGCAGCACCACGCCCGCATCCTGGAGCGCCGTCGCCACCTGCCGGTCGCTGTCGGGGTTGTCCACACCGAGCGCGGCCACCGCGGCCACCGCGTCGGCCAGCTCGGTGCGGTGGTGGGCGAGCAGCGCGCCGGTGTGCTCACCGTCGATGCGCAAGCCGCGGTGGGCCACCCGGGCGGTGATGCGCTGCACGGCGCGCTCGCGCTCCAGCACGGCCGGCGCGGGCTGCGGCAGCACCAGGGCCAGCGCGGCGGTATCGAGCACATCGGCACAGGCGTAGCGCACCATGGTGGTGCTGGCGGGGTCCACCTGTGCCCAGCCCGAGCGCTCCACCGGGGTAGTGACCTTGGTGTCGGTGAGCCAGCGGCCGGCCTTGAACAGCGCCGCACGGGCTGCGTCGGCCCCAGCGGTGACGGCGCCGTCCCCGAGCACGGCCACCGCGGTTTCCTTGAGCCCGGGGTCGGAGCCGGCGGCCTCGGGGTCAGCAAGCTGGACCGGAATCACGGTGTCGCACATCCGCCGCCAGGCGTCTTCGGGGTCCGCGATCAGGCCGGCGTGCTCCAGCGGTACCAGGTCGGCGGGTGCGGAGTGGGCGTGCAGGACGGGCGCGGCGGCGAGCACCCGGGCCACCGCGGCGGCCTGGGCGGGGTCGCTCAGGTCGAAGTCGGCCGCCAGGTGCGGACCGCCGAGCTGGGCGGTGCGGGCGGCGTGGTACCGGTGGCCCACGGGGTACCCGGTGGTCTCCACGTCCACGGTGACGGCGCCGCCGCTGTTGGCGGCCACAGCCTCGGCGGTGGCCAGGTCCACCGCGATCAGCTCGCCGGTGGCGCGGACGAGCACGGCGGGCAGCGCGATGGTCGGTCCGGCGGCCAGGGCCACGGCGGCGGTGCGCCGCTCCGCTGTGGCTGCTCGCGCCTTGCCGGGGCGGGGCGCCGCTGGCGGGTCTACCGGATGATCTTGGTCGGTAGATGATCTTGGGGGCTGGGGGGCAGGAACCTCCAACCCCCCTGCCTGCGTACGCGCGTATGTGCGTGTAGGCGTGTGTACGTAGGATACCAGAGTGGGGTTTTGGTTGCCCCCCTCGCCCCCAAGATCATCAATTCGGCCATTTTCGCACGTAAACGGGGGTGCCTCGGGGGGGCCGCTCGCCCCGCCCCCCGAGGGGATGGTTTGGGGGTAATGCCCGATTCGGGCGTCATCTACGATTCGTACCCCGCGGTACCCGCGGGTGCCCCTGATCTTTGCGGGCACAACGTTCGGGGGGTCTACGGTGTCCATCCGGTCGTAGAACTCGGCGGCGCGGACCGGCCGGCCGCCGTCGCGCCGGGTGGCGTCGGCGTACGCGGCGTACAGGTCGGTGCGGGCGATCCACGGCGCGGCGGGGTCGATCTCGGCGCAGTCGTGCAGCCAGGTGCGCACGGCGTCCACGCGCCGGCTGAACTCGGCCATGGCTGCCTTGATGCTCTCGGTCTCGGTGAAGTTGCCGCGCTCGAGCAGGCCGGGCAGCGCGGCGGTGCCGCGGGCCGCGATGCCGGCCAGCTCGGCGGGCTGGGTGAGCCGTTCGGCCAGGTCGCGGTCTTCCCGCCCGGTGAAGTCGTAGGGGAACGGGATGACCAGCCAGCGGCTCAGGTAGCCCACGGTGGTGTCTGCGCTGGCCGGCACCTTGTTGGCGCTGAACAGCGGCACCGCCCACGGGGTGAAGTCGAATCGGTCACGCCCTTTGTGTTCGGCGCTGATCTGGTCCCCGCCGGTGACCGCTTTGAAGACCGCGGTGTTCTCCAGGTACCCGCCGTCGATGTCGCCGGCCAGGCTGGCCAGCTTGCCGAACAGCGAGGCGGTGGCGAACCGGGTGTTGATCAGGTCTGCCAGCGAGATGCTGGTGACGTTGGCCCGGCCCAGCAATGACTTGAGTACCCGGATCAGTGTGCCCTTGCCGTTGCGGCCGTGCCCCGTCAGCATGACGGCTTTGTGCAGCGGGTTGCCCGAGTAGAGCAGGTACCCGATCAGCTCCCACACCACCTCCACCACGTCGGCCGGGACCACCTGGGACACGAAGTCTTCGAAGGCAGGACAGGTGGCGCCGGGGTCGAACGAGACGGGGATCTGCACGGTGCTCTTGACCGCGGGGGTGTGCGGGTGCAGGGTGCCGGTGCGCCATTCGTACAGGCCGTTGCGGAAATTGATCAGTTCGGGCACGGGGTCGCAGTCGATGGTTTCCACGTGCGAGCGGATCACCTCCTCTGCGGTGACGGCCAGGGCGGGGCGGGCGCGCTCGCCCAGCAGCCAGGCGGCACGGTCGCGCACGACGCGGCGCGCCGGCCGCCACACCCCGCCGGTGTACGCCCACATGATGTCGTCGCGGCCCATTGCTAGGGGGCCGATGGCGTAGATGTCGGTGGCCAGGGTGGCGGCCTGGAGCCCGCCCTCTTTCGCCAGGTACTTGCCGGGGTTGGCGCGCGTGGACACGGCGCCGTGCACCGGCTCGGGCGGCGCGGAGTCCCCCAGGTCGCCGTTGCGCCCGGCCGCGGGCGGTGCAGCCGCGGGCGGCGGTGCAGCAGCCAGGGTGGCCTGTACCGCTGCCGCGGGGATCGGCGCGCTCAGCAGCCCCGCCGTGGCCCCGGTGGGCACGCTGAACGCCGTGGGGGCCACGCCGTCGCAGGCGTGCCAGGGCGCGGGCGCCGGGCGCCCCACGGCGGTCACGGCCTTGCGGGCGGCCCCGATCAGCGAGCGCTCCCACTCCCCCGCCCGGTCCTCGCCCGAGGTGCGCACGTTCCAGACCCGCTCCAGCTCACCCAGCGCGGTGCCGACCCCGGGGTGCCCTTCGGCGCCGAGCAGTACCAGCGAGTACACCGCGCCGGTGATGGCGTCGTGGCGCGATCCCACGGTGGCCCCGCCCAGCCGCTCGGCGGCGGCCAGCAGCGCGTCCGCCACCCGCGGGCAGGCCGGGTGCGTCTCGGCCTGCACCGCGGCCAGCATGCGGTACCCGGCCTCGGCGGCGGCCGGCGCCGGCCCCTCGGCGGTGGCCCCCTCCCGCAACCCGTCCACCCACGCCTGCGGTAGCTCGGTGAGATCGCGCAAGCTGGGTACGTGCTGCGCGGGCAACCCGTCCGGCTCGTACCAGCGGTAGGGCGCCCCGGCGTCGTGGTGCCAGGACGGGGCCACCACGGCGTACCGGTGGTGCCGCTGGATGATCTCCACGTCCGGGCCGAGCTGCGCGGCGTAGCGGCCGAGCGGCACCCGGTAGAACGCGATCCGCGAGACACCCGGCCCTTCCGGGCCGCCGCGGGCGGTGCTGCTCCAGGTGGGCGGCAGCGTTCCCCACCGCGCCTCGGCGGCCAGCAGGGTACTCAACCCGTCCTTGACCACGGCACCCTTGGCGTAGTGGTCCACGTCGATGCCGATCACGCCGTCCGGCAGCCGGACGGCGATCGAGCTGGTGGCGTGGGTGCCGTACCAGCCGGCCAGGTCCAGCGGTGTGGTGTCCCGGCCGGCCGTGCCGGTGAATCCCTCGGGCGGCGGGCTTTTGGCCTCGGGCGGTACCGGGATGACGCACGGCCACCCGGCCTCGGCGTAGGCCAGCACGGCGTCCG